GGGTCGCGAGGCGCTGGAGGGCTTCCTGCTGGTTCAGCGCACCGCCCTGGATGGACTCGGTAGCGCCGAGCGCACGGTTGAAGCGGCGGCCGTAGCGGCGGCGCTGCTTCTTCTCGGCGTGGGAGCCGAGCATGCCCTGACCGAAGGATGCGGCACCGACTAGAGCGGCGATAATTGCGGGCATGGGTACTCCGTGGGATATCCAACCAACTTCCCGGCTGCGTCGATGGCCGACCGATCCGTGACGCCGAGAACGTGCGCCAAGCGAGGAATCCGCATGTCAGCGTAGGTCAGGAGATCTACGTAGTTGAACGTGACGTGCGCGATGAGGTTCTCGCAGCAATACGCGATGATCTTCTCGTCGTCGATCCGCGCCGCGAGCGCGGGATGCGCCCGGAGCGAACGCTGGCGACCTTCATCGCCTCGCGTCATGCGGATTAGGAATGCCTCCGGGGCGGCATCGGTGATCTCTTGCCAGAACATCGCCAGATACGGGCTCTTCACCGCGATGCGCCCCTCGAAGCCCGTGGCGCGCGAGACCGCGCTCCGGCGTTCCAGGTAGCCGCGAAACCACGCCGTCGATGGACGGAACCCGCGCATGAGCATCTGCGTGAGGCTCACGTCCTCCCAGTCTGAGCGCCACGAGGGCGGAGCCGGCGCGGGGATCGACGGCGCGACATGGAATCCTAGACGATGCACGATCGACGCGATGAGCGACGTGCCCGAGCGGAACGGCCCGGTGATGAGAACGACGCGGCTCACCTAGAAACCTCCACTGCGCATGTTGCCGGTCCGTCGCAGCTCCTTCAGGAGCGCGTTGAGCGCTGTCGCAATCTGGGCCGCTGTTGCTGTCGTCGGGTCGAGATCGCGCTGTATCGCGATCGGCTCGCGGTTCATCTCGCCCACCTGGGACTTGTCCACCATCAGGCCCTGCTTGGTCTCGACGAGACCTCCACCGCGGGCGGCCTTGATGCCCATGCGCCCGTCCTTGTCGACGGCGAGGGTGTCGTTGAGCCGGCGCTCGGTGTCGACCTGAGCGTCGAGCGCACGGCGCACCCGGCCGGGGAGCCGGGAGCCTGCGCGGCCAGAGAAGCGTTGCGGTGACTGACGAGCCACTAGCAGTCCTCCTCGCCTTCGCGCGGCAAGCCGAAGTCGCGCCGATGGATGTAGATCGCGCGCCCATCGGGCGTCACGCCCACCAGTTCGGCTTCGGAAATGGGGATCCAACGGTTCTTCACGAGTTCCATCGACGACCTACGTGCTCCTGGGACGCGCGAGCCCAGCGGGGCTTGCCCTTACGAATCCGCGCTCGAAGGCCCAGCGTTGCTCGGCAGCGGCATTCCGCAAGCGTAGCCAAGCGTAGGCGCCCGTGACACGATCCCACTTTGGCGGATTCCTGCCCGCCACCAGGACCCCCTGCCGCAGCGCCACCCCGATGGAATCCGGGGCCTCGGCCGCGAAGAGCTCGTAGCGCGCACCATCGTCCTGGTCCGAGAGGACGACCGTGAGCCCAGAGAACTGCACCTCCCCGCCCGACATCTCCTCGGCCGCCCCCTGGAGCGGGCCGATGGTCACGTAGGAGTCGATCGCGATCTTCGTGGTCCCGTCCGAGCGCGTGTCGTCCGACTTCGCCGCGCGGTCCCACTTCCTGACGAACCCGTCCTCGCAGCCGAAGAGCACGAGGCGATCGTCGAAGTCGTCGCCATCGATCACCATCGCAGCGGTGGGCTGGACGTTCGTGTGCGCGGCGCTGCCGAAGACGTCCTCGGAGAAGCCCTCGGTCTTCAGCTCGAAAAACCAGTGCGTGACGTTCGTCGCGCCGGCCCCGAAGGGGATCTGGAGGATGTGGATGCCCTCGTCGCGGTGGTTGTAGACGAGGCGGATGTAGTAGCTTTCGAGGTCGACGTCCTGGAGGTCGCGCTCGATCTTGTTCAGAGAAACCCGCTCGGGTCGAGCCTGAGGAGTCCATCGGAAGAGTCCTCCCTGGCTTCCGAAGAAGTAGAGGACTCCAGAGGGGTCCTTACACCACGGACGCCCGAAGGCCATCCCCGTGACGTCACTGACGAGTTCAAGCCTTCCTCCCGCCGCAGGATCCCCCACAAGAGCCCATATCGAATGGTCGCCTCCAAATACGAGGATGTCCTCGGAGTATGGGACAACGCAGTTGATGATGTCGGGGCAGAGTCCGGCGGGGGAGTTGTTTCCGGCGACGGCATCGGTTTCTCCGGGTACTGGCGGGAAGAAGTCCCAGTTGTCGGGCTCGTCCTTCTTCGAGAGGAACCAGTTGTGCGGCTCGTCGGCGCTTCTCGCAAGCACGATCCGCCCGCGCCAGGTCTCGATCAGGGCACAGCGCGCCGGGATCGAGCCGGCACTCGTCGACTTGTAGGCCGTGATGACGTTCGTCTGCGGCGAGTACTGCCGGTACTGGCGGCCGTCAGTCCAGTAGGCCCTCTTGAACAGCGAGGTCGACTGGATGTAGGCCGAGGAGTCGAGGGCACCCGTGCCGCCCGTCGGGGTCGAGACGCCGGCCGTCGTGAACTTGACGATGTCGCCGCCCGAGACCCCGAGCGCGACTAGGCTGCGGGGGGAGTCCCCGGATTGGGCGGAAGAGACGAGCCGGACCTTGTGGAGGGTGGCATTGGTCGCCACCGAGTCGTTCTCGGTCGCCACGATGATGTGCTCGACCCGCTTGGTAGCGAGGTCACTTCGATACTCGGGGATCCGACGATCCACAGCGACGGCATAGCCTTGCTGGGACGCAGAGAATAGGTCCGAGTGGAGCAGTGATCCGGTGGCGGAATAGACCCGGAATGAGGCTGCATTCGCGCTGTCGTTGTAGGGGATGTAGAGGTTGTCGAACTCGTCGACGTCGATGCGCGGGTAGTGGTAGTCCTGCTCAGCGCTGGAGGGGAACGTGGCGCTCCACGCTCCGTCCGCAGCGGCGATCGAGAAGGTCGTGCCCTGATCGACGATCATCCTCACCTGCTGCACCCCGCCCGCTCCGCCCGTCGGGTTCGGCCCCAAGGAGTAGATGTTGCCCGCAGAGTTCACAGCGACGGCGTACCCGAAGCCACCCGGGCGTGAACCGTCCCCAGACGCCATCTCGTTCGCTGTCCACTGGATCTTCCCTTCCGGCGAGTACTTGACGACGCATCCGAAGCGCTTATTGGCGAGCGCCTGCGCCGAGGAGACCGCGGTACCGGCCTGGTTCGGCGGGCCCGCGATCTGGTCGGGCGAGGTGCCCGTGATCCCGAAGGGGTGCGGGTAGTTGTCGGTCGCGGCCGTCCCGAACGGCAGGTTCGCCTGCGCCCCGTACTCGTGCGCGAGGTAGCCGACGATGAGCGTGTTCTCGTTGATCGTCTGGCTCTGCGCCGAGGAGTCGTGCTGGAGGTCGTCGTAGGTGAGAATGCCCGTGTCGTCCGAGCGCGACTTTCGGTCGAGGACGAGGATCTCCAGAATGTCCCCGAGGTAGCCTGAGACCGTGCCGCCGGTCGGGTTCCTGGAGCCGAAGCTCTTGGCCACGCCCAAGTAGCTGGGCTCCAGCGTGAACGAGGCGAGCGACGTGAAGCTGTCGATCGGACAGCCGTTGATCTGGAAGAGCGACTTCTGCGTTGGCGTCGAGACAACACCTCCGTCGCACACGAGGGCGACAATGGCGAAGTTGCCCGGGTTGGTGGTGACCCCATCGCGCTTGAGGTCGAAGTTGCCATCCTTGATGTAGGCGTTGCCGGGACCGCCGTCGCCGCCCGTGACCGTCTCGCCCGTGTACCAGTAGATCTTGCCGGAGGCAGAAGCTGGCGGCAGCGTGGCGCCGTTGTCGTCGGAAGCGTTGATGAAGAGCAGGTGGTCGTCGGCGCCCGACTGCGCATTGTCGCGGTCCTGCCCGAAGAGCCAGCGCGGCGTGTTGCCCGCGTCCTCGGTCGTCTGCGAGGGCCGGCACGCGATGTAGATCGCGAACTGCGAGTTGGTGTAGGCGGGTGCCGCCGTCCTCTGCTGGTCGGCGAACTCCTTGGCGATCGTAGAGTTCGGCAGCGTGCGCAGGACCTGCAAGGGGCTCGTCGTGCCCGTCTTGTTGAAGCGCACGCCCTTCTTGCCGTTGAGGGCATCCATCGCCAGGACGGGCCCCGCCTCGCCGTCGCCGAGGTCGGCGATGAAGTGGCGGTTGTTCTTCGTCCGGTCACGCCAGCGCAGGACCTCGACCCCGTCCTCGATCGTCGCGCCGACGTCCGTCTGGTCGATGTCGTCGGCCACGTACCACGACCACACGCGCTTGTCGTAGTCGGTGAGCTGTTTCGGCGTCCAGTCCTCGGAGGTGACGTTGAAGTTCGGGTGTCTCGGATCAGGGAGGCGCCAGTAGAGGCCCGTCGTGTCGCCCGAGGGCTCGCATGCGACGATCACAGATCCGTCCTTCTTCACCGTGATGGAGTTCGACGGGAAGGGGATCTGCCAGGACTGGACCAGCTCGGGATCGACCTCGTCGATGAAGTCGTAGACGCGCACGTACGAGCGCGCGACGTCGACATGGTTCTGGACGGTGTAGAGCTTGTCCTGCGCGACGACGCAGTCCTCGATGTAGCCGCCGGGCTCGATCTCCCAGAGCTGCTCGGTCTTGTCGTCGGGGAGCTGCTCGTAGCAGAAGAGCTTGGCTTTCGCCTGCTCGCCGCCGGATGAGACCCCAGCGTAGAAGCGGTCGAACTCGTCGACGAGGAGGGCGCGGACGAGGTGGTTGGGGTCAGTGACCGGCAGGGCGAGCTGCCAGAGTTGCTGCTCGTCCGACGAGAGCTTCACGACGCCCGTGTTGCCGTCCAGAGCGTAGACGTTCCCCTGCCGGTCGGTCTTGACGTTGAGGCAGTCTTTCTTGGAGGGCGTCACCGCATCCCAGGTGATCGTCTCGGAGCCAGCGGCGATGGCCGAGTACGTGACCTGGCGGTTGTCCTCGAAGAAGGAGATGAGGTCCTGGACCTTGGTGCCCTGCGTCTTGAGGACGCTGGACATGTACTTCGAGAGGCCCGAGCGCTGGGCTCCGCGCAGGCGCCCGGTGCGCGGGTCGAGGGCGCGCATGTTGCGCATCTCCCGCGCGGTACCCGGCTCCTGGGTGCCGAATGCGAAGGTCTCCGACATGCCCGCGAGCGGGAACTGGATGGGGATGAGTCCCTCGGGCATGGCTAGATCGCAGGGGGCTCCACGAGGTTCGCGAGTCCACACACGACGTGGTCGCTCACCGGCCTGCGCCAGATCGTCGGGCCGCCGTTCTGGATCACCCCGTGGAAGGGCTGCACCATGCCGTCCGAGCGCTTGGAGACCGCGAACACAGGCCCCTGGTGGATCAGGGCGAGGCGCTGGTCGAGCGTCGCCTGCTCGTTGCGCACGTAGCCCGCGGCGTAGGCGCGCGCGATCTGCGTGAAGAGGTCGAAGCAGAACTCCGGGATCTCGATCTTCGTCGTGTCGCCGGTCAGTTCCGTCCAGCGCGAGCGGTAGAAGATCCGCATCGCTCCCGTCGCGTTCGCCGACGGCGCCGGGTAGATCTCTAGGATGGGTTTCGGGTTCGTCCCGGAGTAGACAACAGCGCCATAGTAGTAGCCCGTCGTGGCCGTCACCGAGGCCGAGGAGCGCCGCAGCTCCAGGATGGTCGCAAGCGGCACCAGCGTCACACCGCCCACCGAGGAAAGGCTGGTGGTCGAGATCTGGATGATGTCGCGCAGGTCCGTCGGGAGCGCGATCGTGCCCGGGTCGATCCTCCAGGCGATGTCGCCCGTCGCGAGGTTGCCGGCGGCGAGCGAGGTTTCGAGCGTGATCGCGTTAGCCGAGACGCGCGAAGCGATCTTGTATGTCCCGAGCGTGGCGCCCGTGCCGAAGGAGATCGCGATCTCGTCCCCAGCAAGGAACGAGTAGTTCGTGAAGGCGCTAGCCTGCGTCAGCGTCTTCGTCGCAGCGGTCCACGTGGCCGTGGTGCCGGAGAGGATGCCGCGCAGGTCGAGGAGCGCCGAGCGCCCCGTGATCCAGCGCCAGGGGTGCATCGAATAGAGGTGGTGCCCGGCCTGGTTCAGGATGCCGTTGGCATCCAGTTCGGCCGGGATGTCGCCGCCTCCGAGCTCGAAGCGGATCTGAGCGAGTGCGTGGGCTACGGAGAGGGCCATAGTAAGAGGCCCCTACCCCCGGTGGGCGCGGGGATAGGGGCCGGAGGAGACATCGACTGACGTTCGCTACGTGCGCGCGATACCGACGGCTTGCGCACCGTTCGACACCATGAACATGCCGTTCGTGAGGAAGATCTGCTTCATCTTCGCGGTCGTGTTGCCGATCGTGGCGTCGTTCGACTGGAGGTAGAACGCGACGATGAGCTTGTTGGTTCCGACGTGGCAGTCGAAGTGGTTGGTGCTCGTAACCGTGAGCACCTGACTCGGCTGCGCGCCGTCCGAACCGGACGACTCCTTGAGGAGCGCGTCGAAGATCCCGAAGAAGCCGAACTCACCGACAGCGTTGTCGGCGACGTCCGCAAGGGCGACGCCGATCACCGCGCCGTTGAAGAGGCCGGAGAGACCGTTGGTGACGGTATTGGAGCGCGGATCGACGACCGTATTCCACACCGTGTCGTTCGACGCACCAGGGTCGTAGGAGTTCGCGTCGTTGGTTGCGATCTCCGTCGCTTGGTGGTTGCCAGCGCCGAGGGCGAGCTGGACAGCCTGTCCCTTGAGCAGCGTCGCACTAGAGCGGTTGCGACAGATGGCGGTCGTGGTGAACGGCCAGACTCCACCGACAGCGTCCGGGCCAGGAGCGGGTTTTTGGAAGAAGGGCATGGTGTGCTCCTAGGCGTAGAGGGATGCGTAGAGGTCCACGGACGGACTGACGAGACCGTGACGCATCCGGCTCGGGCACTTGAGGTTGCCCCAGGTGCGCACCGGCTGAACAAACGTGTCCGGGTCGTTGAAGTGCTCCCGCACCTTCTGCACCGAGAAGTACATGTCCTCGTGGAAGCAGGGGTACAGGTAGTTGGAGTTGATCCAGTAGAAGCGCGGGCCCTGCACGCCGTTGCCGGTCGTGCTCTCCGGCACGTTGTCCGTGATCGAGGCCGAGGTCGTGTGGTTCGGATACAGCGTCGCGGTCGTCAGCGCATCCACGTACTTGACGGGGATGAAGTTGAAGGCCGGATCCGGATACGCCGGGTCTTGGCGCCCCTCGATAACAAAGAGGTCCTGGTTCGTGCGCAGGAAGGAGACGTAGGCGGTCTGGCCCTGCGGCGAGCAGAATATCTGCTGGTTGTTGTAGGCCGGATTCGAGAAGTACTCCTTCATCGTCGGAGGCTTCTCGAAGTGGACCTTCTTCCACATCTTCTCGAACGCGCCCAGGATCGAGCGCGAAGAGAGGTTGGGATCCGTCGCGGCGTTCGTACCCATGTTCGAGTACACCGCCGTCTGGTGCATGAAGCGGTTTTGCCCCTGCACCGTGGACGTCGGATCGAGGCCATGGATGGTGGTCCACGCCGTGCCCGCGGGGGTCGTGCCCTCGCTGTTGAAGAGGCCGTTCGTGTACTCGTTGATGAAGGCCGGGATCGAGTACCACTTGCCGTACTCGCCGCCGGCCGCCGCCTCCATCTCGTTGAAGTCGGGCTCGGACCACACGTGGGCTTCCATGAAGTCCCATTTGTCGGTCCACATGACTTGCTCGTAGTGACGCTTCAGGCGCACGTACTCTTGGAAGCGCGCGCCCTCGTCGCCGTACTTGAGCTTGTCGTTCAACATCACGTCCTGGATCGTCCATGACATGTCCGTGATGAGGAACCGCCAGTGCGCACGGCCGTGCATCAACTTCTGCGGCTGCGCCCAGTTCTGGGTCGCACCGGGCTGGTGGAAGCGCGTGCGCGAGCCGGTCTGGAAGAAGGTCGAGAAACGGATTTCGGAGCCGCCCGAGATCAGCTTCTTCGTGCCGCGGTCGCCGCCCATGAGGGCGCCGAACGAGTAGGTGGGGGTGGCCTGTGCATCGTTGATGACCGAATCCGGGTCATTGATGTACAGGGGGCCTGTCGCCTCCATGAAGGAGTTGTGCAGGCTGAGGGGGGTGCCGTTGGCCATTGGACTCCGTTACTGAGGGAGCGTTGCACGATTGAATGCGCGTCGCGCGCCCTCGACGTCTTCCGCGTCCTTCGAGAGCACGCGGAACGCCGAGTAAGCGGCGTCCATCGGCGTGATCTTCTTCGTGCTCTTCTTGGACTCGGGTGGGGTGGGCGTAGCTGCCGCGATCTGCGCCTTCAGGTCCTCGCTGGCGGACGCGGACTC